TTATCATAGCATGATTTGGTGTCCATTTTATGAATTCCAAACTTTTTTATCTGTCCATGATATTGATTTCCTCACTCGGCTATTTGTCCAGCGTTTTGATTTCTCGTTTCCAAATTCATTTCAATGGTTGTCCATTTTTTAGGGTGCATATCAGGGGTGCATAAATCTCTAAGTGTAAATGAATTGAACAGCGGCGTGGGGTCTCGCGTGAAAAATCGGGAAATCAAGAGGGGTAATAGCCCCGCAAAATCAAGTTTTTTCGGGAAATCAAGTTGAAAAAAGGAGGCGACGGAATGGCGAATGGTCATGGCGGCAGCCGTCCCGGCGCAGGACGGAAGAAAAAGGCGCTATCAGAAAAGCTCATAGACGGAAACCCGGGCAAAGCACCACTCACGAAGCTGCAGTTCGACCTGAAGGACACGGACATGCACGGTGAGGACATGCCGCCCGTTTCGGAGTACCTCAAGCAGGTCACGAAGAACTCACAGCAGAACCTCGCGCCTCAGATTTACGAGGATACGTGGAAGTGGCTCAATGAGCGCGGATGCGCACAGTACATCAAGAAGGAACTGATCGAGCAGTATGCGCTGTACATGCAGCGATGGATCCAGTGCGAGGAAGGCATCAACCAGTACGGTCTGCTTGCCAAGCACCCGACCACACAGATGCCGATCGCCAGCCCGTATGTGAACATGGGCATTTCATTTTTGAAGCAGGCAAACATACTGTGGCTGCAGATATACCAGATCGTCAAAGATAACTGCGAGACGCCCCTCGGCGGCAGCAACCCGAATGACGACCTGATGGAAAAACTGCTCGGATAAGGAGAAGGTTATGCAGATAGAAAAGATCGCCGTCGAGAAACTCAAAGCGGCGGAATACAACCCGCGCAGGGCGCTCAAACCCGGAGACGCGGAATACGAAAAGCTCAAGCGCAGCATCAAGGAGTTCGGCTACGTGGAACCGGTCATCTGGAACAAGCAGACCGGAAACGTGGTCGGCGGACACCAACGGCTGACGGTCATGAAGGATCTCGGGATCACAGAGATTGACTGCGTCGTGGTTGACCTCGACCCGATGCGCGAAAAAGCGCTCAACATCGCGCTGAACAAGATTCAGGGCGAATGGGACAAAGATAAGTTGGCAGCGCTGCTCACTGAATTTGACGGCAGCGAGTTCGACGTGACGATGACCGGCTTCGACGCGGCGGAAGTGGACGAATTGCTCAACGCCTTCTATTCCAAAGAGGCGGTGCAGGACGACTTCGACGTCGACGCGGAAAAAGAAAAGATCGATGCCAAAGGCGCGGTCACGAAGACCGGCGATATCTGGAAGCTGGGTGAACACCGGCTCATGTGCGGAGACTCCACATCGGAAGTTGACTTCGCAAAACTGATGAACGGACGCAAAGCGCAGATGACGGTCACGTCCCCGCCTTACGGTGTTGGCAAGGACTATGAAACCAAAGGCATCGAGCCGTGGTTTGAAACGATGCGCCCCGTGGTGAAAAACCTCACCAGATACAGCGGCATCGTATGCTGGAACCTCGGCGACCTCTATTCCACAGGCACACAGTTCATCGAGCCGACGAACTTCTATTCTTCGCAGCTGTTCAGCGAACAGGGCTTCCGCCCGATCTGGATACGGATCTGGAAGAAGCAAGGCATGAACTTCGGCGTCGGACCCTACCACCTCGTGACGAACAAGCCAGTGCAGCAGTACGAATACATCTCCGCTTTCAGCAAGAACGGCGACGTGGAGTACAACGATCAGGAATATGTGTGGCTGTCGGCATACGCGGGACACGCATACCGATTCGTCAAACGGCTCACCAAAGAGGAACGAAAGAACTGGGGCTACGCGGGCATCTGGGAGATGACCACGGTACGCGCCAACAAGGATCACCCGGCGATGTACCCCGTGGAACTGCCTTGGCGCTGCATCAAGATGCATTCGGACAGAGGCGATATCATCCTCGAACCCTTCAGCGGCAGCGGCACGACGATCATCGCGTGCGAGCAGCTGGAGCGCGTTTGCTATGCGATGGAAAAGAGCCCGGAGTATTGCGATCTGGCGGTAGAACGCTGGGAACGCTTCACCGGACAGAAGGCGGAACGGGTGAAATAAGATGGCGAAGATGAAATGGATGAAGAAACCGAAGCCGGAGCTGCACGTCGTCTCCCTCTCCGGAGGGAAAGACTCGACGGCGATGCTGCTTCGGATGGTCGAAGAAAACATGCCGATCGACATCATTCTGTTCTGCGATACAGGGCTGGAGTTTCCCGCCATGTACGCTCACCTCGCCAAAGTGGAACGGGACATAGGCATGCCGATCACGCGGATCCGTTCATTTCACACATTCGAATACATCCTGACGGAAAAAGAGATACTCGTCAAGCACAAAAAGAATCAGGGACAGCGGAACTACCGTGGATACGATTGGTCGGGACCCTTGAACCGATGGTGTACGAAGGAACTGAAGACGATACCACGCGAAAAGTTCCTGCGCGAGCTGCAGGAGCATTACGACATCATCGAGTATGTCGGGCTGGCAGCGGACGAAGGATACCGTTTTGAACGGGAGAACAACCAGAAGCCGAACTGCCGACACCCGCTAGTCGATTGGGGTATGACCGAGGCGGATTGCCTCAAGTACTGCTATGATCGCGGATACACGTGGGACGGTCTGTATGAAAAGTTCGATCGCGTTTCCTGCTGGTGTTGTCCACTGCAGCCACTCGCAGAGATGCGCGTGCTGTATAAGGAATATCCGGAACTGTGGGCAAAGCTCAAGGAATGGGACAAGAAAACATGGCGAAACTTCAAGGCGGACTATTCGGTCGAAGGACTGGAAGCCCGCTTCGATTTTGAGGACATGTGGCAGCAGCAAGGCAAAGAAACCAAAGGCAAGGAGTTCCATGCCGCACTGAAAGAATACATGGAGGAACGGAAATGTTTGAAAAAGTAAATCCGGCGCACCCGGACAAAATCGCAGACAGGATCGCCGGAGCGCTGGTCGATCTTGCCTACGAAAAAGAAGACAGCCCGAAGATCGCAGTCGAAGTGCTCATCGGACACGGCTTCTGTCACATCATCGCAGAGACATCGGTGCACATCCCGATCGAGGAAGTCACGGCAGCGGTAGAACGTATCGCAGGCGTACTTTCGATTGATTACTTCGAGGTCGAACAGGACGCGATCCTCGCGCACAACCAGAAAAAGAAGATCCGCTGCGGTGACAACGGCATCTTCCGTGGCGTGCCGGTGACGGATGAACAGCGCACGCTGTCGGATATCGCAAAAGAAATCTACTCGAAGTACCCGACGGACGGCAAATACATCCTCGACGGCGATCGCCTCATCATCTGCCAGAGCAACGCAAAGACAGAGGCGCTGAAGAAGGAATACCCGGAAGCGGAGATCAACCCGCTGGGCGACTGGACGGGAGGCACCGACGTCGATACCGGAGCCACGAATAGAAAACTCGGCAGCGACATGGCGGACAGCGTCACAGGCGGCGGGCTGCATGGCAAAGACCTCAGCAAAGCCGATGTCAGCGTCAATATTTACGCATGGCTCAAAGCGCAGAACGACGAGGTGCCGGTGGAACTCTGCTGCGCGATCGGCGACGAATATGTAGACGGCAGACGGTACGAAGATATCGTGCGGATCGCACGCGACTTCATCCGCGCCATCGGCGGTTTTGAAAAGTTCGCGGAGTGGGGTTTGGTATGAACATTGAGAAGATCAGTGTCGATAAACTCCTCCCCGCAAAGTACAACCCAAGAAAAGACCTGAAGCCCGGCGATCCGGAGTTTGAGAAGCTGAAACGCAGCGTCGAAGAATTCGGATACGTCGAGCCGATCATATGGAACAAGCGCACCGGCGTGGTAGTCGGCGGACACCAGCGTCTCAAGGTATTGCAGCACCTCGGATACAAAGAGGTCGACTGCGTCGTGCTGGACATCGACGAACAGAAGGAAAAGGCGCTCAACGTGGCACTGAACAAGATCAGCGGCGCATGGGACGCCCCGCTCCTGACAGCCCTGTTGAAGGACTTGGAGGAAAGCGGATTTGACGCGACACTCACCGGCTTCGATGTCAGTGAGATGAGCGATCTGTTCGACGACCAGAGCGAGATCGTGGAAGATGATCCGCCAGAGGCAGCACTGGAAGGCAGCGAGCCGTTTTCACAGCTCGGCGACAGGTGGCTGCTCGGCAGGCACGTCCTCTACTGCGGCGATAGCACCGAGAAAAAGGACGTCTCTTCGCTCATGGACGGCAAGACGGCAGACCTGATCGTAACGGACCCGCCATACAATGTCGCCTACGAAGGCAGCAACGGACTGACGATCCAGAACGACGATATGCCAGAGGAACAGTTCCGTGCATTCCTCGTCGCAGCATTCAACCGGATGCACGAAGCGGTCAAGCCCGGCACCCCGTTCTATATATGGCACGCGGAGACGGTCGGAGGCGCATTCAGGTCGGCGACAAATGAAGCGCTCGGCAAGGTGCGTCAGATGCTCATCTGGAACAAGAACGCATTCACGATGGGACATCAAGACTATCAGTGGAAGCACGAAGCGTGCATCTACGGTTGGACGGACGGAGCCAGCCACTACTTCGTGGACGACCGGACGCAGGCGTCGGTTATCGAGGATAAGCGAATCGACATCACGAAACTAAAAAAAGAGGAAATGCGCGAACTGCTTCGGGAGATCTTCAGCGACAAGGTATCCACGACCGTGATCGATGAGAACAAACCGGCACGGAACGCGGAGCACCCGACGATGAAACCCCTCAAGCTGCTGGCTCGTTTGATCAAGAACAGTTCCCGACAGGGAGATATCGTGCTCGACACCTTCGGCGGCAGCGGCAGCACGCTCATAACCTGCGAGCAGCTCGGACGATCCTGCTATACGATGGAACTCGATCCGAAGTACGCGGACGTGATCGTGAAGCGCTGGCTCAAGTTCACCGGTGCGGATCACGCGGAGCTCGTCAGGAACGGCAAAAAGAGCGTCGTGAAAGCAGATATGTTGTAATTGCTAATTCGTGTTTTTCTTCGCGTTTTCGCTGGACTTTCCAAAATCTTTCTGGCTTAATTGTCCTACCAAAAACAAGGAGGCACGACCCATGAAAGTAAGCGAAATGAACCAGAGAGAGAAAAAGGCATTCTACAACATCAAACACGCAGCCAACGACCTGCTCGGCGGGCTGGAAAACACACTGCTCGACTACGGGCAGGACGACCCGGAATACAAGAGCGCGAAAGCGCAGCTCGCGGATCACGAAGGGCTGGTCACGGAGCTCTACGGAATGGCGACCACGGCGATCTACGGCGAAGGATACTGCTGCTTCAATCCGGCGACGGTCGAGAAGGAACTGCGGGACATCAACTTCTGCGGCAAGGCATGGCTGATGGAACGATGCGACAAGCGGATCTCCAAGGAAGGATATTAAGGAGGCGGCAGCGATGACATACACGACCAGAAAAGAAGCAGCGGACGCCTGCAAGTACGAAGCATCGGCAGCCGAGAGATTCAGCTCGGCTGCCATCGAAGCGGCAAAGAACGGAGAATGCCGGAAGGCATGGAACCTCGCAGATCAGGCACGCATGGCAGCGAGATGCGCGATGCAGGCGCACGAAGATCTGTGGGAACTCGCCGGAGAGGACATGACCAGCGCAGAGTTCGACGCCTTCGAGAAGGCGGAGATCGCCCAGACCGACGCAGGCAGAGCCGAACGCGCAGCAGCGGCAGCGGTCGAAAAGCTGAACAAAGACGCACTCGACACGCAGCTCGACGCGCTCTGCGAAGCGACGGACACCAGCCGAGATGGGATCAAGGCGCTGATGAAATACTACACGGAAACGTGCGGATGGACGAAAGAAGCAGCGGTCGACCACATCAAAGGACTGTTCGATAACGGCACAATCGACCTGATCAAATCACTGTAAAACAAGGCGGCACGGGAGCGATCCCGCGACCGTTTTTTAATTGTGTTCTAATTGCTAATATTCGCGTTTAGGGCTGGACTTTCGGAAATCTTTCTGGCTTAATTGTCCTACCAAAAACAAGGGAGGCACCCACCATGAAAGAATACGAAATCCACGTGTGCGCAAGCTACAGAACCGACGGCGGCAACAAGGAATGGAACTGCTTCAAAGAGTACGTCAACGCGGACACCGCAGCGGAAGCAAAGCGGATCCTGAAGGCGCAGCTCAAAGAAGAAGGATACCACAACATCACGATGGCAGCCATCGAGGCATAAGGAGGACACAACCATGACACAGAAACAGATCGAACAGGTCAAAGCGCAGCTCCCGCAGGGAGAGAGACTCGACAGGATGTACAGCGCCTTCGAAGGCGGCATCCGGGTGATCAGCAAGGACGCAGCCGGACGCGAAAAGCGGTACGCAGCACACTTCGATACGGACGATAACGTCACGATCGAGGAAATGTAAGGAGGGACAGACGATGGTAAGATTGAACAGCTTCTACGAACTCATCAGCCGCAACGCGCACGTCACGCTGACGAACAGCCGCCTCGACAAAACCTACTACGAAGGCAGCGCACGGGACATCCCGGCAGAATACGACGACTGCGAGGTCGACAACTTCTGCATGAACGACGCAGGCAACCTGCTCTTCAAGATCAAGGTCAAAGAAAAAGCACCTGCGGACCCGCACTGGCAGGAAGGTGCGCTCCGCGTGTACGACGATAGCTACCACTACTGGGCGAAGGTCTACGAGACCGGATCGCAGTACGGAATTGACGGCGGCAGAGTCAGCAAACTCACGATAAAGCGCGGCGGCGAGATCGTCGCAAACTTCGATCGCGGCTGGGATGTCGCGCCGGTCGACGAAGGAACGCAACTTGCGATGGAGATCATCCTCCATCAGTACGCATAAGGAGGACACAGACATGTTCGGAATCAGCAGAGAGACGGTGGAACGTCTGAGACGCGAATACCCGGTCGGATGCCGCGTCGAGCTCGTCCAGATGGACGACTGCCAAGCGCCCCCGATCGGCACCAAAGGAACGGTCAGAGGCGTAGATGACATCGGCAGCATCATGGTCGCGTGGGACAACGGCAGCGGGCTGTCGGTCGCATACGGCGAAGACAGATGCAGGAGGATCGACGAATGAAAAAGCCGGTACTCGAATACGACAGTCGCGGACCCAGCGGAAACATCTACTGGATACTCGGTCAGGTGCGCAGGATCATGCAGAAGCAGGCGCGGATCATCGCCTACAACGAGATGTGGGAGAAGGTGCAGAACGCGCACAGCTACAACGAAGCGCTGGAGATCATCGGTAAGGAGGTTACACTGATCGACACCGCGAAATAACGGACGGCGGCAGCGGAAAACGCTGTCGTTTTTTGTCGGAAAACATAAGGAGGGACAGAGCGATTGGCGGAAAAGAAGATCATAGTCCTGGAGAAAAAGCTCATCACAAACGCCAGTCTCGCCGATCGCGCCGTCGCATTTATCTCCGCCCTCAAGCATACGAAGGGCGAATGGCACGGAAAGAACTTTGAACTGCTGCCGTGGCAGGAAAAGGTCGTGCGGGACGTCTTCGGAACGGTCAAGGCAAACGGATACAGACAATACAACACGGCGTATATCGAAATACCGAAAAAGCAAGGCAAGAGCGAGCTCGCAGCAGCGGTCGCTCTTTATTTATTGGCAGGCGACGGTGAATGGGGTGCCGAAGTGTACGGCTGCGCAGCAGACCGACAGCAGGCGTCCATCGTGTTCGATGTCGCATGCCAGATGGTGGAACAGTGCCCTGCGCTCAAAAAGAGGATCAAGCCGGTACTTTCCCAGAAGCGATTGGTCTACACCCCGCTGAACAGTTTCTATCAGGTGCTGTCGGCGGAATCATACACGAAGCACGGACTCAACGTCCATGGCGTCGTATTCGACGAACTGCACGCACAGCCGAACAGACTCTTATACGACGTTATGACGCACGGATCCGGCGACGCACGAAAGCAGCCGCTGTTCTTCCTGATCACGACTGCAGGTACCGACCGGAACAGCATTTGCTGGGAGGTGCACCAGAAAGCACAGGACATCCTCGCCGGACGGAAGATCGACCCGACGTTCTATCCGGTCATTTACGGCATACCGGATGACGCGGACTGGTCAGACGAAAAGAACTGGTATCTGGCGAACCCGTCGCTGGACGTGACGGTGGACATAGACAAACTCCGAGCCGCATACCAGAGCGCGAAGGACAATCCGGCAGAAGAAAACCTCTTCCGGCAGCTCCGGCTCAATCAGTGGGTAAAACAGAGCGTGCGCTGGATGCCGATGGACGCATGGGACAAGTGCGATACAGCGGTGGATCCCGAGGCGCTCATCGGACGCGAATGCTATGCCGGACTCGACCTGTCGAGCAGCACCGACATCACAGCATTTGTTCTAGTGTTCCCGCCCAGAGACGAAGACGAAAAATACATCGTCCTCCCGTTCTTCTGGGTACCGGAAGATACTGTCGAGCAGCGCGTCAGACGCGACCACGTCCCCTACGATGTGTGGGTGAAGCAAGGCAGCGCGATGACGACCGAAGGCAACGTTATCCACTACGGCTTTATCGAGCAGTTCATTGTCGAACTCGGCAAGAAGTACAACATCCGCGAGATCGCTTACGACCGGTGGGGTGCGGTGCAGATGAGCCAAGATCTCGAAAACGAAGGCTTCACGATCGTCCCGTTCGGTCAGGGCTTCAAAGATATGTCACCCCCCTCGAAAGAGCTCATGAAACTGGTGCTCGAAGGACGGATCGCGCACGGCGGCAACGCCCCGCTTCGCTGGATGATGGATAACATCTTCGTGCGGACGGACCCGGCTGGCAATATCAAGCCGGACAAGGAAAAATCGACGGAACGCATCGACGGCGCGGTCGCCACGATCATGGCGCTGGACAGAGCGATCCGACATCAAGGAAGCAGCGAGAGTGTCTACGACTCACGCGGCATCCTTTTTATTTAAGGAGGAAGCATGGGTATCTTTTCAAGTATCTTCAAAGCGCGGGATAAGCCCCAGAACAGAACGGCAGGCAGCGGATATGCCTTCTATATGGGAGGCAGCACAGCCGGAAAGACGGTGACGGAGCGCTCGGCAATGCAGATGACGGCTGTTTACAGCTGCGTCCGCATATTAGCCGAAGCAATTGCCGGACTGCCGCTGCATGTCTATCAATACAATAACGACGGAGGCAAGGACAAGGCGCTGAAGCACCCGCTGTACCACATCCTGCACGATGAGCCAAACCCAGAGATGAGTTCTTTTGTCTTCCGCGAAACGCTCATGACGCACCTGCTCTTGTGGGGTAACGCCTACGCGCAGATCCTGCGAAACGGCAAAGGCGAAGTCATCGGACTGTACCCGCTGATGCCGAACAAGATGACGGTCGACAGAGACGATAAAGGTCGCCTGTTCTATCAGTACCAGCGATCGAATGACGAAGCGATCAAATCGGACTCGATGGTCATCCTCTCCCCGCAGGACGTGCTGCACATCCCCGGACTTGGCTTCGACGGACTCGTCGGATACAGCCCGATCGCCATGGCGAAAAACGCCATCGGACTGGCAATCGCCACCGAGGAATACGGCGCGAAATTCTTTGCCAATGGAGCAGCGCCGTCAGGTGTGCTCGAACACCCGGGAACGATCAAGGATCCCGCGAAGGTCAGAGAAAGCTGGAACACCACCTTCGGCGGCAGCGGGAACGCGGGCAAGGTCGCGGTACTCGAAGAAGGCATGAAATACACGCCTATTTCGATATCGCCCGAGCAGGCGCAATTCCTTGAAACAAGGAAGTTCCAGATCAACGAAATCGCTCGAATTTTCAGGGTACCACCTCACATGGTCGGCGACCTCGAAAAGTCGAGCTTTTCTAATATTGAGCAGCAGTCACTCGAATTCGTGAAGTACACGCTGGATCCGTGGGTGATCAGATGGGAGCAGTCGATTATGCGCACCCTGTTCACACCCGAGGAAAAGAAAAAGTACTACGTGAAGTTCAACGTCGAGGGACTCCTGCGCGGAGATTACCAGAGCCGAATGACCGGCTATGCGACGGCGAGACAGAACGGCTGGATGAGTGCAAACGACATCCGAGAGCTGGAAAACCTCGATCGCATACCGGCAGAAGAAGGCGGCGATCTCTACCTTATAAACGGCAACATGCTCCCGCTTGGTCAGGCGGGTGCTTTTGCAAATCAGCCGAATGACGGAAAGGAGGAAAAGACCGATGAAAACGGAAGCGAAGAAGTTCTGGAAGTGGACGAACCAGACACCGACGGAAACACAGCCGGAGGCGAGAACACTGTTCCTCAACGGCACGATCGCGGAAGAAAGTTGGTTTGACGATGACGTCACCCCGCAGCTGTTCAAAGATGAACTCATGAGTGGCAGCGGCGACATCGTGGTCTGGATCAACTCACCCGGAGGCGACTGTGTCGCAGCAGCGCAGATCTACAACATGCTGATGGACTACAAAGGCAGCGTCACGGTCAAGATTGACGGGATCGCGGCGTCCGCTGCATCCGTCATCGCAATGGCAGGAACGAAGGTGTACGTCTCGCCCGTCTCGATGATCATGATCCACAACCCGATGACAATCGCGGCTGGGGACAAAGGCGAGATGGAAAAGGCGATCGCAATGCTCGAGTCTGTCAAGGACAGCATCATCAACGCCTACGAAATCAAAACCGGACTGTCCCGCGCCAAGATCAGTCATCTGATGGACGCGGAAACGTGGATGGACGCGAATGCGGCAATCGAAATGGGATTTGCAGACGAAATCCTGTCTCGTGCTCCTGCAGCAGCGAAAGCGGAGCCGGAAGATGAGCCGGAGGAAGACGAAGGCGACGATGGCAAAAAGAAGCCGGAGGCGATGCTGTTCTCCCGCAGAGCAGTCAGCATGGCGCTGGTGAACAAACTTCAGAACCACATCAAGAAAGAAGAACCCAAACCCACAGGTCGCAGCGTGGACGAACTGCGCGTGCGCCTCAACGACTACAAAAAATTCATTTAATGGAGGAAAAACAAATGAACATCACTGAACTGCGTAACAAGCGCAAAACCCTTGTCGAGACGATGGACGGCTTCCTCGAAGCCAAGCGTGACAAGAACGGCGTGCTCTCTGCCGAAGACGATGCGACCTATCATTCCATGGAGGTACAGTTCGACGAACTGACCAAAGAGATCCAGAGAATGGAGCGCAGAGCCGAAATCGAGAACGAACTGGGCAAGCCCGTCGGCACGCCCATCACCGAGAAGCCCATGAACGGCGAAGGCGGTGAGAAGAAAACCGGTCGTGCTTCTGCGGAATACAAGGCGGCGATCCTCAAGGCGCTCCGCTCCAACTTCCGCCAGATCAGCAACGTCCTCTCCGAAGGCGTCGATGCCAACGGCGGTTACCTCGTCCCCGAGGAATACGACAAGCGCCTCATCGACGGTCTGACCGAGGAAAACGTGTTCCGTAAACTCGCCACCGTCATCACGACCTCCGGCGAGCACAAGATCAACATCGCCGGTACGAAGCCCGCTGCCGCGTGGATCGAGGAAGGCGAAGCGCTCACTTTCGGTGACGCGACCTTCGACCAGATCATCCTCGACGCCCACAAGCTGCACGTGGCGGTCAAGGTCACCGAGGAACTTCTGTATGACAACGCTTTCAACCTCGAAAACTACCTCATCCAGCAGTTCTACAAGGCGCTCGCCAATGCCGAGGAAGATGCTTTCATCAACGGCGACGGCACCGGCAAGCCCCTCGGTATTCTCGCTGCCAACGGCGGTGCCGAGGTCGGCGTGACCACTGCTTCCAGCACCAACATCACGGCGGATGAGGTCATCAACCTCGTGTACGCGCTCAAGCGTCCGTATCGTAAAAAGGCGAAGTTCATCACCAACGATGCGACCCTTGCGGTGATCCGCAAGCTCAAGGACGGCAACGGCGCATACATCTGGCAGCCCAGCTATCAGGCGGGCGAACCGGACAAACTGCTCGGCTATCCGATCTACACCTCGGCGTATTTCCCGACCATCGAGGCGGGCAAAGCGGCACTCGCTTTCGGCGATTACAGCTACTACAGCATCGGCGATCGCGGCACCAGATCCCTTCAGGAACTGAAGGAACTGTTCGCGGGCAACGGTCTTGTGGGCTTCGTCGCCAAGGAGCGCGTCGACGGTAAACTCGTTCTTCCCGAGGCGATTCAGCTGCTCAAGATGAAGGCGTAAGGAGGTATCTCCATGAGCTACAACGTAAAGAACTACACCGAACAGGGCGGCGAAAAAACCGTCATCGGCGGAACACTTGAAATCAAGGAGGGAGCCTCGGTAACGGGGTTTCCTTCTGCCATTAACCAGGCTGCCAGCACAGCAACAAATGTAGCCGGAGTCAAGGACGATTTGAATGCTCTTCTGATAAAGCTGAAGGATTCGGGGCTTATGACACCAGATACATGGAATGTCACAGTGGCCAAGGCACCCACTTCGCTAAGTGAAGACATGACAGTAAATCAAAGCAAGGTCGAATCCATCACTATCGAGGACAATGTCATTACAGTCACTGTTCCAGTTGACGGGCTAATTGCATATGAAAGCTCGA